TACCAGTCATATCCTACAAAGATTTTCACGTCACCCTTTCCAACTACTGCGGCTGGAATTGCTTTGTAAATTCCTTCGGTAGCAGCTACAACGTTTGATTGTGTAACAGTTGAAACTACACCAGTCAAACCAGTGAAGCCAGTCACATTTGCATCAACTGCTGATGGGTCAATTTGCTTTTGCAAACCGTCGAACTTATTCAAGTTGCCAGTTGCTCCGGTAGCATCACCTTGCCAGATTGCAGTTTCCAATTGTGCAGCGATACGTGCATTCTTCTTCGCCAAGTAAGCGTCCAAGAATTCAGCATTTCCGAAGTTGTCATAAGTAGAACCAGCGCGAAGTGCCTCTTGTGTGAACTTGCTTTCAAAGTCCTTCGGGCAAATTGTTTCAACGAGCATGATTTTACCAACGGTAACCGTGCGCTGGGTGAAGGTTGTTGTTCCTGATGGAGAATATCCACAAGCGTCAGTTTGAAAAACCGCGTCGGTGTCCATCAAAGGGATTGCTGCGCTTGATTTTACACCAGTCAAGACAATACCATTGTCCATGATTAACTGCTGGGTTTTCGCGCCGATAACCGCAGAAGTCAACAACGGGCGAACCAGTTGTTTAGTGTATGGTGATAAAGCTGTTAAGTCGAGTGCCATTTGTATTGGATTTTAATTGTTTACTTTTTTGAGAATAAGATGTCGTAAGATTTTTTCACTTCAGAAAATTGTTGTGGCTTTACTGAAGCGTCTGGTTGACCAGTTGGAGCAGAAGCGATGGTTTGCGTCAGATTCAAAAGTCCGTCAATCACTTGCATGGCTTTTGTCAAACGTCCTTCGTATTCAGCAAAACGCTGCTCGTAAGCAGAGAACTTCGCCTCATATCCGCTGAACTTTTCAGTAGTCATGTTTTCGAAGGCTGCAAACTTTGAAGCCATTTCCATTTCAGGAACTTCGATTTCGATTTCAGTTTCTACTTTCGGCTTGATTTCCATGATTGCGCCGTTGTCGCCTAAAACGATAACCGTGCCATCTTCGAGAGTGTGTTCGCCAGCCGGAGCTGGAACGCCGTCAATGGTAACGATACCGCCGACCGCAAGTTCAGTTACCTGAACCATTGTGCCGTCTTGAAGTTTAGCGTCCATCATTGCGACTGGTTGAACTGGTTTGTTGATTTCGTTGAATACCTCGCGGATTCTTTCGAGTACTTCGATTGCTTTCATAATGTAGTGTATTATTATTGGGTGATTGTAACATTTAAGAGTTCAGCTATTTTCTTTAGGGCGTTCTCTTCGGCTGATATTGGCTGGTCATAATCAAACAAACCTTCCACCGAAAAGCCTTTGTATTTGCCTTGTTTGACTTCGTTCCATACGCTTTCATTCTCCACGTAGAACGAACCAAACCAGCTACCATCGGCAACACCTTCGAAGCCTTTCATCGGCATGATTCCGCGCTCCTTGTCAACTATCCAAGATTCAAACATAGTCACCCCTTTGACCTTTTGTTCAGGGTCGTGCATCAGGTTAACGTGATTGTGATACTTCCTTTTCGCGAACTTGATGGCTATTGCCTTAATCGTGTCAGCGGAAAACTTGACGTAGTGTTCCCCCATCTTTTCGTTGTTCCGGTAGATGAGTTCGTCAGCAAGCATAAGCGGACCGGATATGATTCGCTTTTCTTCGTTCATGATTCTAAACGACATCTTTTCCTTTTCGATTTGAGCGAGTTTCCGACTTGCCCACTCCACTCCAGCGTCACCACCCCAAGCCAACCACATCAAGCGTCCGCACCCGTCCCCAAGTTCTTTTTGAGAGTTCTGTCTGTGACGCTCAAAGGCAGCCATTCGGGCGATGGTATCGCGGCTAATAGGTTCGCCGTTCGCCAGTTGGTTTGCCCTTGCTTTACCTACCGGAGTACCACACGAACCCCATCCATTTTCTTCAGCATATCGAAGCGCGATTTTTGCGTTCTCGCTCGCTTCATTCGGGTAGTCGGTGTAAGATTCTTCAGCGAAGTGTTGCTCCCAAATTGAATAGCAGATGGCAGCGGCTTGCTCTTGCTCTTTGCCTTCACCGACGACATATTGAATGCATCGACTTATGAATTCAGGTTCATGTTCCCCTTTGCTTGGTTCGATGAATTCGTCTTTAAACGCAAGGAAGTCACGCTTTATTGCTGGTTCGTCGACCAAAGCAATGAAGTCGACCTCCGCGTCTTCGTTCATTTTTTCGCTGATTTTCAGCTCGTAGATTGGTAGTGTCATGTTGTTAAATTTATGCGATTCGTGCTGCCCTTTGTAGGCGTTGGATTCTTTCTTGATTTCCGGATACGTCTGATTCGACCACATAGGCGCGAGCCGCTACGTTCCCGATTTGATTGACTTGTCCTTGATTGAGTAAGGTCGTTTGCGCTTGTGGCGTAAGTGGAGCAGTTGGTGCTTCAGGTATTGAACCCCCACCACCAGCCGAACCACCACCACCAGCCGAACCGCCGCCTAATTGAGACAAACCTTTTGCCGTTGCAGCGATTGATGTCGCGATTCCAATACCAGCGTTGACCTTTGCGAACGCTATTTGCTTAGCCGCGAATGCCTTCGCCGCAAACCATGCTGGGTTCGGAATACCGGGTGGAAGTAATGGTGGCACAAGCGCAGCCGAAGCAGCAGCGGAAGCGATTGACTTTTGAGCGTCCAAGATAATCTTAGCAATAGTCACCGCGTTTTCCGCAATCAACGCAACCTTTTGAACTGCCTTGTTTTTTTCTCCAAGCGATTTGATTAAACCAATAGCCGCGCCAAATGTTTGAAGGTATGCGTTTTGAATTTCCTCTTTTCTCTTTGCTTCGATTTCTGCAACCCTGATTCGTTCTTCGGATGCTGCTTTTTCAGCGTCTATTTGTCTTTGTCGGGCTTCGGCTGCCGTTGCTTCATCTTTTGCTTTTTGTTCGTTGTCTTTTTCCTTTTGCGTCTTTTGTCTTTCCGCTTCATTTTCTGCTTGCTTTGCAGCGAAGTCAGCGTCAATGGTTGCCTTCCGGTTGTTGTACTCTTCTTCAGTTATTAATTTCTGATTAAGGAATTCAAGTTGCTTGTCAATCTCTTGTTGATTCTGAACAGATAGTTCAAACTGCTTTCTGTCAAATTCGTTTTTGAATGCTTGCAGACGTTGCTGAATGATAAAGTCTTCAGAAATTTTCTGCTGCTCCGCAAGTTTTTGTTGATGCTCTTTTTCCTTGTCTTCACGTTTTTTACGTGCTTCTTCTTCCTTCGCTTGACGCTTTTTTTGTGCCTCGTCTAATTTTTCGCGTTCCTTTTTCGCTACTTCATCAGCTGCCTTTTGACGGTCTTCGCCAGCCTTGTTAATTTCTCGCGTCGCCTTTTCGCGATACTGGTTCAGGATTGACTGCTTTTCGGCTTCGCTTAATGTCTCATCCTTGTTAACCTCGACTACCTTCTTCTGATATTCAAGGTTCGCTTTGATTTTCCGCTGGGTGTATTCGTCGTACTTGTCTGCGTTTGCATCAAGAAAGGATTCCGTCTTTTTGATTTTCTTTTCCGTCTCTTCGATTAGCTTGTCCGTCTGACGTTGTGCTTCGCTTGTCACACCCAAGAAGTCAGTCACGGCGTTGATTATTCCCATGATTGTGTCACCAACTGCCGCAAGTCCGGGAACGAAATTCAGGACCACCTTTTTGACCTTGTCGAAGTTGGCTATCAACAAACCAACCGCCACCACGAGCGCACCGATTCCGGTAGATATAATCGCCTGACGAAGTGAGCCGAAAGCATTGCTTAATCCACCCTTGACAAACGTTGCAAGGTTCTTGAATGAGTCCCTTGCTTCAAGCACCGAGTTCAGTCCCTGACTCAAAGCGATTGCCCCTTGAACTTTCAAAAGTTGCTTTTCTAGTTCCTTGGATTCACTACCGAACAAGGCTTGCGCACCTTGAACCGCCGCGAATCCACCAGCTACACCCTGAAGAGCAGAACCGAAAGCCTTGAATTTAGCATCCGGATTGAACGCATCTGTGAACGCTTTCGCGTCACCGATTTCGTCTTTCAAATTTGCTACACGCTTCGCCGCTTCGACCGCCTCTTTCGATGTGTCGCCAAACTTTTGACGCATGGCAATAAGGTCAGCCGTCGCTTCACGAAGTTGCTTTTTTATCGAACCTACCGACTGGACGGCATCCGAGCCGTCAACCGTTATCTTTACTCCTACTTCTGTATTAGTTGCCATAGATTCTTAATTCAAAAGGTGTATTTAATAGAATGTCATCGCTCAAACTTCCACTTTTGTAGGTGAAAATTTGAAGGTTTGAAACGTCAACGATGTAGGTCTGAATGCTGACTTGGTCTGCATTAATGCCTGAATGATTCGCGAAGTTGCACCAAAAACCCATAGTCGGGTCAAAGATGTCGTCCACGCTTTCGATGTTGTATTGTCCAGTACTGACGTGGGTCAATGTCAATCCGACAAGATAGCCGCTATCCCGATAGGCATCGATGGTAGGCGCAGCACTTCCGGATTGTGTCATCGTTCCAATCAGAACCCGATATTCAGGTGTAGATGTCCATCCGCTGCCGTCGTATTCTAAAGACGAACCAGTTTGACCGCTGATGTCAATCCAAACCCCTTCGAATTCATCAAAGTATTTTATTATCATTAGTAGGTAGTATTAATTGCCCTCAATAGTTGAACCTCGCAAGTGTCGTCCGGCGCATAGTCAACAATCTTAATCAGTCGATAAAGCACGCCATCAAGCCAAATGAAGCGACCGAAGTCAAGGTTGAAAATGTCCTTCTCGTTCAACTTCATTTTGCAAGTCACCAGTCGTGAATCCTTGTCCGTGATTTCTGCAAAGTATGGTGAATAGTAAGTGTTGAAAAGGTTTGCCGATGGAACGTCGGTGGTCATATTAAAAAATACTTCTTTAGGCGCACCAAAATTTAAGTCGCTTGTAGGATTTGTCCAATCATTAAAATGACCAG